AGATGACACAGTTCGATTGCCGTCTTTTATTGTTCCCGAGGGAGAAACAGCTACACACACCTTAACCAAGAGTTGCATAGCTGGGCTTCGGAAGCTGGGCTTGGGTGGGAACGAAGAGTATATCAAACGTCTGAAGTTTGAGCTAGGGGTCATCGATGATCGAGGCTTCAGTAAGTACTTCCTTACAATGAACGCAATTGCTGACAAGGCTAACGAGTATATGTTGTCTGGCCCGGGCCGAGGTTCGGCTGCTGGATCTTTGGTGGCATATGTTCTTGGGATTACGCAAGTTGATCCTATTAAGCACGGTTTGTTGTTCAGTCGGTTCTTGCGCTCTGATGCTACTGACTATCCAGATATTGATTATGATGTGAGTGATGCTTTTGGTCTTAAGAAAATTCTAGCTGAGGAGTGGGGAGAGACAACGGTTGTACCCATATCTAATTTTAATACACTTCAGTTAAGATCCTTAGTCAAGGACATTGGCAAGCTTTATGAAGTGCCGTTTGCTGAAGTTAATGCTGTTACGGGCCGCATGGTTAAAGAGGCAACACCGAAAGCAAAGAAGAAGCATGGTATCACCGCTGGTGTGTATGCTCCAACTTTTGAAGAGGTAATGGAATACTCAGAATCGCTGGCAATGTTTCTTGACAAGTATCCTCATATTAAAACCCACGTTGAAGCGTTGGTTGGCCAGGTTAGATCAACCAGCCGTCATGCCGGCGGCGTTGTGATTGGAGAAGACTTAGATAAGCATATGCCGCTGATATGTTCGGGAGGTGTTATTCAGACGCCGTGGTCCGAGGGGCAGCATGTTAGGCATCTTGAGCCCATGGGTTTTATTAAGTTTGATTTGCTGGGTTTGTCGACACTGGAAATGATTCAGTCTGCTATTGGGCATCTCTTGAAGAGGCATCATGGTGTTGAGTCTCCGACATACAAGGATATTAAGGAGTGGTATGATGAGAATCTGCACCCAGACAAAATCGACCTTGATGATCAAGCAGTTTACAAGAATATATTCCACAAAGGAAAGTTTGTTGGAATATTCCAATTTACAAATGAGGGCGCCCAAAACTTTTGCAAGCGCGCCAAGCCCGAGAATATCATTGATATCTCCGCTATTACTTCTATCTATCGGCCAGGCCCACTGAGTGCCAAAGTTGATCGTTTATATGTGAAAGCTAAGAATGCCCCAGAAGATATTCAGTATACTAATTCAATTGTCAAGGGGGTTACTGAGGAAACTGCTGGCTTTTTGATTTTTCAAGAACAAATTGCTCTGCTGGCTCATGAGCTTGGCAAAGATATATCTCTTGATGAAGCTAACAAGCTCCGCAAACTCTTGACTAAAAAAGGAACTGGCAAGGGCAGTGAGGAGAAGAGAGCTATTCATGATAAATTTGTTGAAGGATGTCACGAGAAAGGCATGCATGCTTCGAAGGCAGAAGAACTGTGGCAGACGTTTGAATACTTCTCAGGTTATGGCTTCAACAAATCACATGCTGTATCTTATTCGATTCTGTCTTATCAGTGTGCATGGCTCTTGAACTACTTTCCAGAGTGTTGGATGGCTGCGTTTCTTGATAAGGAGCCTGAGTCTAGAAAGGAAGCAGCGATTAGTCTAGCTCAGAAGCACGGCTTCAGCATTGAGAATATCGATATTAACACTTCGACTCAACAGTGGGAGATCGGGGATGATGGCGTGACACTGATTCAGCCGTTTAGTTCTATCAAGGGGCTGGGCGACAAAGCGGTGGAGCAAATTATTAACAATCGACCGTTTCAGAGCGCTGAGGAGTTGCTCTTCAATGAGGACGTTGTATATTCAAAGTTGAACAAGAAAGCTCTTGATGTCTTGTGCCGTTCTGGAGCCCTCGATCCCTTGGTTGACGAAAGGTTTACTGGCTGCAAGCATTTTTGGATGGCATGTATACAAGACAGACCAAAAAATACCAAGAAATTAGATGAGAATATTAGCCTTTATGCTCCGGAAGAGGATTTTACAGCAGAGGAGAAGATTGATTTCATCTCTTCTTTGACTGGCATCTTTCCGTTTGATCTCGTTATGACACCCCAGATTAAAGAGGCTATTGGTAGATATTGTGTACCTCCTATTGGAAGGTGGGACGACAAGCTTGGCGTTGCGTGGTTTATTCCGAGGGAAATTATTCCTAAGAAAACTAAAAATGGCAAGCTGTATTGGATTGTAAGGGTTGTTGATAATGCTTCTAGTGCGACTAGCATTAAATGCTGGGGTGTGAAGGAGAGTGATCAAATACATATCAATCGACCATACGCTGCCAAGCTTAATCATGATGAGCAGTGGGGGTTCAGCACGAGATCGATAAGACATACATTTAAACTCTTAGGATAAGAATGAGTAATTTTAAAAGAAAGTTAAAACGCAAACAAGAAAAGGATGCAAACGAGGAGCTTAAGATACACTTGTCTTCGTTTGATAAGATGGGTGGCGAATGTAGTGCCTGTGAAAAACCCTTTGATAAAAAGTCGCAGGAGCACGCCAACACATGGAGTGTTGTTGTGAGAAAAGAGAAGTCAGTCGTGCGTCTTTATTGTCCAGATTGTTGGGGCATGGCGAAGAAACTAATTGAACAAACAGAGGAAGTAAATGATAATTGAATATTATAAAGTTAGGCCGGAGGCAACCACACCTTCGAGATCTAATCCAAGCGATGCGGGGCTGGATGTTTTTTATTGTCCAGAAACACCAGATATTGCTGCGCAACGCGTAGCCCCGGGGCAGAACGTGATCTTGCCCACAGGTATTAAGGTGGGTGTGCCTCACGGATACATGCTTCAGGTGTGTAACCGCTCTAGCATGGGCGCAAAGAAATCTTTGATTGTCGGTGCGCACATCGTTGACAGCGGATATGATGGCGAGATCTTTATTGACCTTCATAACGTTGGGGATATGGAGCAGATAATTTGTGCACAAGATAAGATTGCACAGTTGGTGATGGTGCCAGTTGTACATTTTCGGGCTGTAGAATTAAATAGCGATAGCTTGTATAGTACAGATGCAATTACAATTTCAGATAGAGGTGAAGGCGCCTTGGGGAGTACAGGGGAATGAGTGCTAGTATAGAAAATGCCAGACAAACGCTAGAGGGAAAATTTCATAAGGATTTGTTTGATGTTGTTAAAAAACCTGCGCACTATAATCATGGCAAGCTTGAAACAATAGATGTTATTGAAGATTGGGAGTTGAGTTTTCATTGCGGTAACGCTGTGAAGTATATTTCTCGGCATAAACATAAGGGCACACCGATACAAGACATCAAGAAAGCTGTCTGGTATTTACAGAGATATTTGCAAACTTTAGAAGGAGAATAGGGATGCGCGAAACATATTCGTTTGATGATGTGTTACTAGTACCACAATATAGTGATATTAAATCTAGATCCGAGGTTGATATCACCTGTGAGTTAGATGATAATATTACACTAGAGTTACCAATCATATCCAGCCCCATGGACACTGTGACAGGAACAAAAATGGCAGCCGCCATGGCTGATTTAGGTGGCTTGGGCATCATTCACAGGTACAACACTATTGAGGAGCAGTGTCTTCTAGCTAAAGCAGCAGGAAAGGCCGGCGGTGTAATTGGTGCTGCAATTGGGACTAATGAAGATTTTGAGAGTCGCGCAACAGCGTTGTGGGATTCTGGTGTGCGTGTACTTTGCTTAGACGTAGCGCATGGTCATCATGTAATGGTTAAGAATACTCTAGAGGCTTTGAAAAGTATCTTTGGAGAAGATATGCACTTGATGGCTGGCAACGTTGCAACGCTAAAAGCCTTTGATGATTTAGCTAGCTGGGGTGCAGATTCAATTCGTGTTGGCGTGGGCGGTGGCTCTATTTGTTCTACTCGCTTAGTGACAGGCCATGGTATACCAACACTACAGAGTATTATGGATGTATCATATACTGAACACAACGCGAAAATTATCGCTGATGGCGGTTTTAAGAAGACGGGCGATATAGTAAAAGCTTTGGCTGCTGGTGCAGATTTTGTTATGTTGGGGTCTATGTTAGCCGGGACAGATGAGACACCAGGGGAGATATTTTATACTAAGAACAGGCCAGAGTGGTTACACGAGGGGTACAAGATATATCGCGGGATGGCGAGTGAGGATGCTCAGTATGAGTGGAGAGGGAGGTCATCCACGCCCGAGGGGGTCTCAACAACGATTCCCTGCAAGGGCCCACTGTCGGGAGTTATGAAAAATATTGCTGGCGGTATTCGCAGTGGCTTATCTTATACTGGTGCGCGAAATATAATTGATTTGCAAAATCATGCTGAGTTTGTAACTCAAACACAGGCCGGCCAAGGCGAGAGCAGCACTCACATTATGCGGAGACATAAATGAGGGATGTGACCATACCAGATCCTAATGATAGAAAGAAAATTATGTTTTATGACACACCTAAGCGTCATGCGCAATTAAAAATAAGATGTCAGCATGATGGTATGAACCAATCCCAGTTTCTGCGTATGGTTGTTACTGGATATATTGAGGGAGACACTAACATTATTGAATTTATCAATGACTGCAAAGAAAAGTATAGTATTCAGGGTAAGGTTCGTCGTTCTAAGATCTCAAAGTTGCAGCAAGATGGACAAAAATTATCTGAGAAGTTTGCTTTGAAGGATGATGAGATAGAAAGTATATTTGATATTTTGGAGAATGATATATGAAGCCGTGCTTGAAAGTATGTAAGGACTTGAACGTAGCTTGTCCGATAAAAGAATGTAATTACTATATAGATTATAAGGATGATTTAAACTGCACCCTTGAGGCAGTTGAAAAAAATGGTCACATGACCCTGAGGGAGGTGGCAAAAAGAATGGGCGTCAGCTTTGTGAGAATAAAGCAAATTGAGGACAAGGCTATAAAAAAAATAAGTCTTTTCTTCGACAAAGATTCTATTTAAATTGTAGCACCTTTATGGTTTCTTGAAGGAGAAAAAACAAAATGAGCAAAACACTCTTGTCCGAGTCTGAAATTAAAGACTTTATGAAATACGCTAATTTAGGCCAAGATACAACTAAAAATTTCCTTGGTAAGCTGAATGAACATAGTTTGGCCGAAGCAGAAGGAGAAGAAGAAGAAGAGGCTGAAGGCCCTGAGGGCGCTGAGATGTTGGATCCAGAAGGTGAAGAAATGCCAGAAGAAGATCCCGGCGCCGCTGGAGAAGACGAGGCCTTGGAGGGAGCGATAGAGACAGTTTTGACTAAAATTGTTGATGCGCTTCAAGACCTCCCAGGTGCACCAGAAATGTCCTTGGAAACCGGTGGTGAGGAGGGTGGTGCAGAAGAAGCCATGCCACCCGAACTTGCCGGCCTTGAAGGCGAAGAAGAAGCCCCTGGGGGTGCTGAAGCTGAAGGTGCCCCAGGTGAAGAAGAAGTTGAGGCTATGTTGGAGTCTTTGAATCTTTATATGGAGACAGAGATGGATGAGGAT